TGCAACGTTAGAAACTGTTGTAAATTCCTCAACGTACATCTTAACTATATCACATCCTACGCTTCTTTGCAATAGGTAAGCACACTTTTCTGGTTCAAAATCGAATTGTAAGTCACTTTTACCGTCAAATGTAGGTACTTCTTTATATACCTCAATTGGTCCAGATGCCATAGTTGTTAAGATTTCTTTCTGCATTTCAATATATTCGATAAAACGTTTGAAGGCAAGGGTCTTTGAAAACCCAAGCCATTCGTTTCGTATTTGTTTGTATTCGTCTTTTTCCATATTACTCCTTACTTAACTGGTCGTGAACTTGCATTTAATGTTGTGCTAGGTTGTGCTGCACGAGTTCGCCTAATATTATTACTTGAGCTATCTGCTCCACCACCGCCTTGTTTGCCAGTTTGTGTTGCTCGTCCACGTGATGTGTTGTTAAAACTACCTGATTCTCCTTGTCCTGCTAATAATGCAGTTGCACCTGGTGTCATCACTGCGTTACCTTGTACCATTGCAGGGTCAATAGCTTGTCCGTCTGGACCCATAACTGGTGGCATAGGAGGAGTCAACATTTCATCAATATCATCTTTAGACATATTAGGGAACAATGTTTCATACATTTTCCTGATAAATGCTTGTTGATTGACTAGTGGGTTATTCATACTGAACTGTGCTGCAATCTGCATAGACTGTGCAAGTGCTGCGTTCTCTGCGTTAGCTGTTGATTCAAGTACAACACGTGGTTCATATTCACCATAGTAAACACCTGGTTTATAATCTTTCCACTGTACACCTTCATTACCAATAATACGGACTGCCATAGGTTGGTCTACAAAGATTTGAATCATCTTGTAAATAATACGAGCTAGTTGTGCGAATCCTTCATCTTCTAAGTTCTGTACCTTGGTAGTGAACCGCATAGAAGCCTGATTAAGCTGTGCTTGCACTTCTGTGGCTGTTGTCCTACTAAACTTCTGTGATACGCCTTGTACGGCTGCATCTGCTGCTGTTGCTGTACGCATAATCTGTGTAAGACGCATAATCTCTGTGTCTGCTGCAGGACTAATATCTTGCTTATCTAGTGGAGTTAACGCACCCTTAGGGATTGGCAAAACCATACCAGGGGCTGATGTTACCGATGGAGCTAAGTGCTTAAATCGTGGGTCAATTTGCCACATATTATTAAGTGCATAAGCTAAGTTATCACGTTTCTGGCTAGATGTATCATTTAATGCTTCTTGCGTAGGTAATACAACCTCTACATCTCCTCTAGCAAAGAACAGGTTGCTATCTACATAGTTACGTAGTATTGCAAATGGTAAAAAGCCTTTAATTTCAGGTACTTTAATTTTAGACTCGATAACCGTACCATCAAGCATAATCTTTTTAGTAATAGTTTCTGCTGGTTTATGGTATGGATTCTGTTCATCTAAGATAATAGTATCTCGGTTGGCTATCATTACCTTCTTAAACTGTGTAAAGTAAACTATAACCTCTACTTGGTCTTTAGATGCGTCCTTACCTAATGTAGTGCCGATATATTGCTCTTTACGGTCTTTATCTAGGTTATCACTGCTATCGTTGATAGTAAGGTTATCTAAGTTCTTATACACTGGTACTACTTCACCAGTTTTTACATCGACTTTAGTAGCAGCTTTTAACTCATCAATACTAGTTAAGAACCTATAACCAGCGAAACGTGCATATCCTGGCTCTTCTGGCTTATTAATGTGTGTTGCAGTAGGGTCTACGAAGAAGTCAGATAAAGGAATATGTTGGATTAGTGGTTTATCCTTTTCCCATGATACCATAAAGATACCATTACCATAGATAATCATATCACCTACCCAGTTAAGTACCTTTTCAGTCATATTATTACATGACCAGTAAAAGTCTACTAACGAGTTAAGAACTTCTGTATCGTTTTCCTGCGATTCTTTTAATGGTAAGTACTTGAACTTAGGTTTAGTGCCTGATATATTAGCCTTTAGAGCCTCTACAATAGAGAATACTTCTGGAATAAAGTCATCTGCTACTCCTTCATATCCTCGACTTGTACGGATACCATTATAAGCCTTAAAACATTTAGCCCAAGTATCTTGGTATGTTTCTTTTATATATTTACGTGCTTTTTCAAAATCAATAATGACATTAGATAATAGATTAGCTTGTGCGTCTTTATCAGCCTGTGTTAATTTTGGTGTATTATTCTTTTTCATTTTAACGCCTTATTTTATTTTTTCTTTTACGTTCTGCTATATTTTCTGGTATATATACCTGTAATGATGATAAGTCGTTATCGCCCCATGGGAATAGTTGAAATGCAATAGCCTTAGCCATAACTGTATCGTCATGTTCGCCTTCTTCTGCGTTCATACGCCCACGACTATCCCTAACAAAAGCAAATGCCTCGTTAATGAATACAGTATCTAAATCTTTATTGATTTTCTCTCGTATAATACGTATAAGGTCATCAATCATCATACGTTTAGTGCGTACATCGGTTTTCCAGCCTAGGTTAGATGTAGGTTCTTCAAAATCTTCATCATAACCTTTATCTCGCTTATATAAATTAGTGTAGAACGTGTCTCTAAGCTTCTGTATGGTTGTTAAACCATGATTATTGACTTCTACTCCAACTAATGCATAATTGTAGTATGTTCCTAATGCACTTATTATTTCACCAAACTTATCAGGGTCTATATGACCTCTCCATCTAGCTACAGTCTCCATAGTTGAAGTATCTACTACCTCAGCTACGGAATAGTCACCCCTCTCTAATCCTTCTGCAACGTCTCCACCTATAACATATTCACGTCCAGGTATCGGATGTTGCCAGATTTTAAGTGGAGCTTTATAAGTGAAATCATCAGGCTTTTCATTTGGCTCAAATGGTACTCTCTCTAATGAATACTCTTCACTAACTTCACCTGGATATATCTTATAGTACTCTGTTTCTTCTACTAGTTGAGCATCATTTTCCATTTCCTGTAATGCTAAAGTATTAAATACGTTCTTACCTGATGCGATAAACGATTCTTGCCATGTACTAGGATATTCCTGTGCTAGCCTTTCTGGTGTAGCCTCAAAGTTCTTTGCCTTACGCCTGTAAAACTCAATCTTTCTAGGTATTGAATTTTCATCAATCTCTATTGTTTGACCAGCTACAGTATGACCTTTCTTCATTAAGTCAACTAAAAATAACTCATACTCAGATAATTCACCTAATTCTTCAAACGATGACTTCCTCTCATAAGTATCCAGTATCCACCAAGGAAAAAAGAAAGGTTCAAAGTTATTTAATCTTTTAGTTGCAGCAACAAACTCTTTATGAAAGTAATTACCGCGACCTTTGGCAGTAGATTCAAGGAATATCATAGATGGTTTATCCATTATTTCCTCATCTGGTACAGTTTCTAGTAGGGAAGCAACTAAGTCCTCACCGTTTTCCCACTCACCTAACTCAGAACCATGTAATAGGTTAATCGTATCAGAGCGTCCAGCAGCTTTGTTACCAGCAGTCGCAGTCTTGATTGAACTACCCAGTCCGACTTGTTTCCCAGTTTCGTCAAACCTTTCAAAACTAAGGTCTGTACGAGTATTGTAACGAATACATGGTTTGAATATAGGATTGGTATTATCATAGTATCTCCTAAACATCATATAAAGGTTCTTGGAAGAGCTCTCTTCGTGTCCAATAATCACTGAATTGATGTTTTTATTTGTACTAGTCCACCAGTAAATAATAGCCTCTACGGCTGTACTTAAGCCCATCTGACGAGCTTTTAATATAATTGCCTTTACTGGTCGCTTTTCTTTAATACAGAGCAAGACATAGTCTATAAGTACCTTCTGTGGCTTGTTTGGTACAAATGGTATTATCTTAGAGTATTTATCTTTAATCTTTAGGTTATTTTTACAATACCTATAAAAGTCACTACGTATATCAAGAATCTTCTGCAGCTGTTCCTTATTAAGACTCAGGTCGTCCATCTACACAATGCTCCTCTTGATTTGTTTTAGACAAATTTACAGACGAACAATGTTCCTCTTGATACTTACGGATTAAGAGATTTATAAGTTTTGACTTATTTGGAAGATTATCATAAAACTCTTTGTTCTCATCCCATAAATATATTTGCCTTTTATTACTTTTGTTTTCCATCTGTTTCCTTCTTTACTTCATCGTTATATGCTTGTACTACTTCTAGTAAGCGTTCTTTGACACGTTGTTTATATATCTTAATTGCTTTATTTTTCTCTGCACGTGTAAGATTAGTATTATCTTTAAGTAGTCTTTTAAAGCCACTAATCCCCACGTCATATGGTGATTTACTACGTAAACCGTCCATTATTCTAACTCACTTAAAGCCTGCTCGATACCAACATGAGCTGTTATTTGTTTCTGTACGAACATACCTTGTTCCATACCGAGTGCCTTGACCGCCGATATCTTATCTGCATCTTTTGAATACTTACCTAGTGCAATTTCTTCTAATACATTCTTAAGATGCTCCGTATTCATACTTCTCATAATACTCTTTGCACTCTTTACCCATTGTAGCGCAACTGCATTACTCATTATATTCTTTGCATATGACTCACTATATCCAGCCTTTATTGCCGATTGATATGAGTTTGCATATGTCTCTTCTTCTTTAGGGTCCATGTAATAACGTAACCAGTTTAACTGTTGCTCTGTGGCAGTCCATTGGTTGGCTTGAGCTACTGTACCGTCAGACTGTATAGGTTTTACACTCCTGTTGCTAAATTTTTTGCCTTGTTTTTTACTCATATTACAACTATATCATACTTTATTTAAAATGTCAATACTTTTTATAAAAATTATTGATTTTGTTACAACTATGTAACTTACATGTAATATATCCATACCTTTGTGATTTTTATGGTGTCAATATTTTGGTCATATAAAATATAGTAGTAATAATTACAACACAACTCTCAAACTGTAGCCTCCCCCACCCCTCCCTCATTGTAATAATAACAACAAAACATACACAAAATAACAACATTGTAAACAATACAACATAACATAGTATGTGCATATATCATTGTAATATATACAACAATAGCACTAATAACACGAATAGCCAAAACTTTTATAAAACCCCGTATTTTCTGACACCCTAACAGAGGTGGGCAAATGTACAATATTATCACATGCTTATTGCAATATGTCAATGTCTGACCCCTGTTACAGTGATATTATAACATAAATATCAATAATTACAAGACTTATATTACCTGCGTATATATAATAAGCTAGTAATATAATAAATTAAACAGGATACAATAATATGAATATTATCCAGACAAAAATATACGGTAAAAAGTACCTTAACAATCAATCAATATTAGCTAATTTATATCTACAGGGTATTACTAGGATTAAACTTAACAGGGGTAAATATTATGATTTACATCATAGTGCTAATATAGGTTATTATGTTACAATATCACCAGTACAATATGATATAACAACAGATAAACACTACACTGTAACGGAGTTATAACAGATGAAAACAAAATACTTCAACAAACAGTCAATGATATATAATACTTATAAGTATACTATTAAACCTATACTACAAGCTATATTAGCTATTATAGTATTATATATGTTAGCTTTATTATATACTGTTTAGGTTACACTAGCCAAAACTGAGAGTATACGCCGATTTTTTACCCCTGTTATATACGGGGGTATTTTTATTATTACACTAGCATTATGCTTATTGTAAATAATACAACGATAAAATAGCTAAAAACTATTGCATTATATAGGCTAGTTTTATATGATTGTATTATGAGATTAGGCGATACAAACTAACTCATAGCAATTAATAATAAGCAGGAGTAAGAAAATGTTATATATCACTAAACAAGAATATAATGACATTATAAGCGATGATGGTTGTTGTTATGGTGACTATTTAGATTATAATAATATAGAATATGAGGTAATAGACTAGTTGACAATAGCAAGGATTTTGATACAATAGATATAGATAAGAGATTATCGACGATTTTTATAAAATAATAAGTAAAGGGGAATAATATGAAAAACCAGAAATTCGCAAAATTAGTTAGTGTCGAGCGATTGAATAACAGTGTGAACGGCAATCCTAATTATAAGATAATACTAGATGATAGTAGCGGTGAGTTAATTAGAACTCGTAGCAGCTCTGACTGTAGTTGGTGTTATGGTTATAGCGATAGTTGGATTGGCAAAACTATTACATATCATATGACTAGGGCAGGGCGTATTGATTATATGCAACTAACTAAAATCGAAGATACATTTACGGATAAACAATTAATTGGGAACAAATAAAATGTTAAAAATAGATATTGACAAATTAAAAAAAAGACTTAAAAAATAGTGATATAATAGATGATATTAAAGGTAATTATAGTGGTAAACACTTGAATATATCTAGGTATATTTATGAATATCAAAAAGGTACTAAAATGTGGGATGTCGTGAATAATGATGTCGGATTAAACTATTATATTAATGATGATTACATTGAAATCGACACTTATGGATATGGAATGGTTGAGTGGGCGTATGATGTAGTTGATAATATAGAAAAAATAATAAAACAATATTATAATAAATAAATTAACTAGCCCGAGCCGTGGCATTGTAACGGCTAGAATAGGATAATATGAAATTAACACAAGCTGAATATATTGCATTAGTATTAGAATTAAACGGAGTTGAATTATGATTATAAAATTAAACAAAGACGAACAATCTATTATATTTAGTATTGCGCATAATAGCAAATATAACACTAGTAAAGTATTAGAACATTATCAAGCTATATTAGAGGCTAATTTTGAACAGGATATTGATGACGCCATAAAAGATATGAATGAGTATGATAGTGTATAGATATAAGCTATTATTAAGTAAGTATAGTGGTTATGATTGGTTAATTAAGCAAATTATGACTTATAAAGCAATTAAAAAAATAAAGCAAGAGATTATAGAGAGTATTAAATAAATGAACAAAAAAGTCGGAATGGATATAGTATGTGAATTATCATCAGTAATAACATCATACATAGTTAATAATTTCACAGATATAGTGTTAGAGGAACAACTTAAAAATGGTGATATTGTATATTCTGATAAAGCGCAAGATATATTTAATAACATATTAGATAAGGTAGATGGTATATTAAATGAATAAAAAGCAAGTTGGTGCATTATTAAAAGTTATGAGTAAAGACAATATGCGTCCTGTGATATGTTCAGGCTACGTTGACAGATATAATGAACGTGTTGTATTAGTTACAACAGACGGATATAAACTATCTGCAATTTATATGGACGGAGCAGATGAGCTAGTTGGCAAGCTAATCAGGCGTAGTGCATTTGAGAAATGGTATAAGTTAGCAACTGGTAAGAGTAGGCTCAATGGCGAGGAATTAGTTAGCTTAAGTGCTGATGATTATGCACAAAATAATGGTTATATGAGTGGCGATTATCCCAAGTGGCAAGGTTTAGTGCCAACAGGTATAACACAAGCACAATCTGAAATGTCTTTCAATGCTGATTATTTTAAGATTATACAGGAAGTTGACGGAGCTGAAAGCGTAAAAGTTGAATTATACGGTAAATTATCACCTATGGTTATTAAAACTGACAATGGTGTACATTTAGTTATGCCTATGAAAGGCTAAAGTGTTGTATTATTTACATTTTATATTGACTATAATATAAGTGTGTGATACAATTAAAATATAATTAAACAAGGAGTAAAAAATGTATTACGAAGATATAACAGAGGAAATAAACGACGATAATATATGGACAAGTTTTATTGACGGAATGGACATGTACCACGTAAGTCAAGATAATGACAATAACATGGTTGTATATGCTGAAAATGACGGCGTATATGAATTAGAAACAGATAAAAATACAATTTTAAGAATAACACAAGGAGTAGAACAGTGGCAAAAGGAGCAATTAAAATGAAAATTGATAATGAGTTTATAGTTAGTGATATTGACATCGAAACGTTTGATTATCCAAAATTAAAGGCTAGGGTATGGAATAATTTATTTGGAAGTGGAGGTTCAGTTAGTGCAGAGTGTGAACATAATGGTACTATTATTAAGTTATATAATATAGATATAGAAAGAAATGGCAGCGTTGAACAAGAAGTAGAAGAGTGCCAAGAAATGGCTGACAAATGGAATGAAGATTTAGAGTATAATTGGAATAATGAGCTATTAAGATGTTTAGAGTATATAGCAGAATATGAACAAAAACAAATAAACGGTATGAAAAAACATAAAGATAATCTTAAAAAATATAAAAACAATATAGACAAAATAAATAAAAAAATGTTAAATTAATTAAAGGATGAATATGAAAAAAGTTGAAAAAGTAGATAAAGAAAAGTTTAGTAAATTAAAATCTATTAAGTGGGGTTGTATTGGTAAGGTTGCGTTAGTAATTGGATTAGTAACAATTGGCGTTATTGGCACTTTAGAAGCCCAGAGAGCGTACAATAACATAAAAGCGTCTGGTGTATCAGAATATCAACAAAACGCCTGTGAGAAGTTCTCAGACAAGAATACGGCATGGTATGAATGCGAGGTTAAATAAATGATTAGTTTTGAAATTAGTGTAGAAAAGGTCAACGTAGATATTGAAAATGGTGTAGCTATTATTACAGGAGTTGATATATCTGAGCTTATAGAAGAAATTGGAGCAGAATATATACTTGATAATATGGAGTATTTAGATATAACAGATTATGTAACAGAACAAGAACAAATTAAAAAAGAATTAGAGGACGAAGCAAGGAGTGATAATGAGCAGTTTTGACGAGGACATTAGAGATATGCGAAGGCAAATTATAGCCGAGGTGTTATACACAATTAATAATTCAAGTAAGTTGTACAGTACAATGTCAGGTAAGACAGGAAAAGAAATCAAATCTTTGGTGTATAACTACGCAAAAGATAACAATGACGAAATTGGTGAGGTGTTTATTGTAGAGTTAGACGTATTAAATAGCCGAGATTGGAATAAAATCGCAGCAGAATTATAGGGTGTTGACTATTTCACAACATTTTATTTAAAAAACCTATTGACAATTTAGAAATAGTGTGATATGATGGACATAACGTTAGGAAATATCTTAACGACATCAAACATATTGTGGGTGTAAGTATGACCCATTGTAAAACTCATACAACAAAGTCCTGTACTTCAAGGAAAATTCTCGCTCTGTCTCTAGGGGTTGACAACGAGGACTCTGGTACACCATCTGGTGAAATAACCCAGCGAAGTAGTAAAAGGCAAACCTTTTGAAATAACCGTAAGGCGGGATAACCTGTATAGGTTCTGCGATGTGTTGGTTGCAGCTTGCGGTACGTTTGGAGAATATGTGGTTGAATTGGTCTAGTTCCCTGGTTTACCAGAGGGATAAAACCCCTTTATGCCCAAAAATAATTATAATAAGGAGTTAAGACAATGACAAAATATAAAGTAGGTGATAAAGTAACAGTGCGTAATGACATGACTGAAGGTAGTGTATACGGTGGTTTATCATTCGTTGATACTATGGTTGATTTAAGAGGCAAGGTAGTAACAATTGAAAATGCAGACCATTTCGGATATACAATAGAAGGCGATATATATAATTGGACTGATGAAATGTTTTGTGATGAAAACAACAATAACATATGTGATGTAGTTAAGCAAACAATTATAAAGATTGGTAAAAAATCTGGATTATCTATACAACATACTACCAACACTAAAAAAGAAAATATATCAATCCAACGTAATGGTAGTAAAACTGGTAAAATTAAGTTTAATGAGATTGATAATCTAATTGAATTACTTAACAAATTAAAATCAGAGGTTGAAAATGAGGGATAATAAAATTAAAGAAGCATTTATTAAGTACTTACAAAAAGATACAGATGAAAGATTTTTTCAAGCATTGACAAACTTTACACATTTTCCATATATAGGTATTGCAAGTTCACCAAATGGTGATAACTTTGTAGACTTATGGAAAATTGAAGGTGATAAAGAAGTAAAATGGGTTAGTGAGTTAGAAGATAAAATGAGGGGTAACGATGTTTAACATTTGTGATACCGACCAGCAAGAAGAGCAAGAATTTAACGACATTATAGATAGATTGGAGTAAAAGAAAATGAACGATGAATTGGTAAAAGCACTAATAGCTATGCAAGAATCAGGATGGGGAGTTGGCGGTAGGTTAGTAAATGAAAGCGATAAAATTGAATCTAACTACCAAATTGGAGATGATAAAAAAGATGACACACTATAAAGTATTGAAAGAACATATAGGATTTAGTGGCGATTATTACGCAGTTGGGGAAACGTTTACACATGATGATGTTAGACCTATATGGATAGAAAAAGGTTTCATCGAACCATATACCCCAGAGCCTAAACATTGGCGAGCAGAAAATCAAGGCGTATTCTGGTCAATAAATGAAAATGGCGATGTTATAGAATTACATGATTTTTATCTTGCGAACCGTTACGAGATATTATACAACACAAACAATTATTACCGCACTCAAGCCACTGCCGAGCTAGTAGCCAAAGCCCGCAAGCTAGAGCTTGAATGGTTACATATAAAAGACTCCGATAAAAAAAGTATGCAAACATCCCAGGAAATATGTATTGCTATGGACGAAGCTAGAAAAGCTGTCTTGCAGGATGATGGCAATGAGTAAAACGTCAGAATGTCTAATCGTTATTAGAGCATGGAACAGCAGTGATAATTGGTGGATTGGTTCAGATGAAAGATTACGATATATAAAAAAGTTTAAGAGTTACGGTATTATTGCAAAATTAAGCTATTTACACGCAAAAATATTTTATGATAATTACGTAGTAGAAATAGAGAAGGTTGAATAATGTCTAGTAATAATACAATAGGAAAAACCCAATTCAATAACATAGCACCAGAAGACAAAGAATGGTCTGCTCATATTGACTTATTGAATAATTACACCACGAATGATATGAAATTACGTCATATCATACAATATGCTCGTTCTGGACCACATTTCCCTGCTGATATGCACGTTGATTTAATTGAGCAGTTAATTGCCAAAGAACGGCTAGAGACTAAAATTAGTGTATTAAAGCATATTTATACAAAAATTGATGGCGAAACAACAAATAGTGAATATGTGTTTAATTTACAAAATTCTATTGAAGATGAAATTAATAATCTTGAACGCCAACTAGATAAACTTAACCAGCCTACCGAAAATAATCTCGGTAACTTTGATGGAGGAGGAAAGTAATGGATGATATTTTTAATAGCTTTGAAGTATCTGGTGAAATAAAACAGTATATGAAAACCCAAATATTTGGCGATATAAACTGTTATGTAAAAGTAGAATTTAAGCCACAATTTATGCCACGAGATGACAAAGATAAGATGGCTCTTGATATGGTTAATTCAAGGCTACAGATGGTCAGTGGAGAAATATCGCATATAGTCGAGCAGACAATAAGAGATAGACTGCACAAATTAGAAGCTAAGGAGTTGTAATGGATAAAGAACTAGATAAAATTGAAGTCGAATTTCTTCATGGAGTTCCAGTAAAGTTACCAGCAACAACTAAGCAACAACTAATCACTCTAATATCAAAGACTGTTAATGAAGCACGTCTTGACGAGCTAAGACTGGCTGATTATGCTGCTGCCTGCGACCCTGATGGTATGTTAAGCAATGATTATGTTAAGTACCGAAAGGATGAGATTAATAAAATTGGTGGTAAAAATGGAAACTAAAGATTATGAAATAGTAATCGGACGATTAGTTTTGCTTAAGGAACTACTTACGGAAAAACATAAAAATAAAGTTGATAGTTTAATTGAAAATTTAATTTACGAGTGTATGGAGTATGAATGCCAAGAGGAAAGCGACAATTAGTTAAAGATGGACAAGTTGACGTGTTTGGTGTAATACATGGCTTAGAGAACCTTGTAAAGCCTCCTGAGGTAATTGAGAGTGAAGGACTTAAAGTCATACACTTTGCAGTATCAGAAGATGATAGGACTACACCAGGTTACATTGACATAGTAAAAGAAAAGGCACGAAGATTACTGCCTGAAACAAAATCAGTCGGTAAACCACCATGGGCTAATGCAGCATGGCAAGCTAAGAGACGTAAAAAGAAAGCAGGAGTATTATAATGGAAGATGATATTAAAGAAGCTCTAATTAATTCAGGTATTTTCTACGATGACAACGGTAATATGAGAATTGGTGTTGTTGAAGATGAAATTATAACAGAACAATATCAAAGAATGGTAAATGCTCTAGTTGGCGTAGTTGAAAGTTGGCAAGGAGATTTTTAGTGAACCAAGGAAAAATATACTATTTTTTGAGAGATTCATTTTATGAACCAAGATAAAGCATTAGAAATAATGTTGCGTGGTGATAATATTATGCTCACTGGTCCAGCAGGTAGTGGTAAGAGTTACTTGTTAAATAAGTTTATAAGTAAAGTAAAGAGTAAACGTAAAAAAGTAGTAGTTACGGCAACCACAGGACTTGCAGCAGCACATATCGGTGGTCAAACATTACATAGTTGGTCTGGTATAGGTTTAGGCAGTAAATTACATGATGATTATATTTATATGATGTCGGCAGTAAGAAAAAAAGCCATAATTAAAACTGACATACTAATTATAGATGAAGTATCAATGATGCACGATTACAACCTGGATATGTTAGATGAAGCCATGCGACTTATAAGAGAAAATGATGAGCCTATGGGAGGTATTCAAGTAATATTATGTGGTGATTTTTTTCAACTCCCACCAGTGCAGCAAGGTGGCAACGGTAAGTTTATAACTAACTCTAAAGTATGGGATAAGTTAGATTTATCAGTATGTTATTTAGAGGAACAGCACAGGGCAGAAGATTTAAGGTTGCAAGAAATACTTAATGCAATGCGTTTAGGTACTTTAAGGCAAAGACATTTAGACTGGTTACTATCACGTATGCAGATAAATCCAGTTGGCGACATTACTAGACTATACACAACTAATTCAGATGTAGATGAGATAAATGTAAAAGAACTAGAAAAGATAAGCGGTAATAGCCACTTTTATATGAGGACTAGCCGAGGTAAGTGGGAAGCCATTGTTAATTTACAAAAGAATGTATTAGCACCTGAAATACTTGAATTAAAGCTTGGAGCTTTGGTTATGGCGGTTAAGAATGACCCACAAGGTAGGTATGCAAATGGTAGTATAGGAAGTGTAATAGATTTTACAGATGAAGGATTCCCTATTGTGGATTTTAAATATCCAGTAGTTATATATCCTGATGAGTGGGAACTTAAGTCAGGTGAACGAACTATCGCAGCAATAACACAAATCCCATTAAGGCTTGCTTACGCCATTACAGTGCATAAGAGCCAAGGTATGACATTAGATGCAGCAGAAATAGACCTATCTAAGGCATTTGTATCTGGGATGGGCTATGTCGGACTATCGAGGGTAAAGAACCTAGATAATTTGTATCTCAAGGGAATCAATCAACGTTCGTTAATGGTTTCACACGAGGCACAACAGATAGACGCAAGGTTGCGTGATAAATCACATAGCATAAAATAAAAAAACACCTCCCTAGGGTTGAAAGGGAAGTGTTTATAACCCAACTAAATGGGTTTTGTGGAGGGAAGGAGTCCCATTGCTGGGAAAGTTTGTAGAGTAACGACAAAATAACCTCTACACTAATAACTATAACATACTTTAATTAGTTTGTCAATAGTATATTGGTTATTTGTAAATTCTACAACACATTATTACATAAAAGTATTGACATTTACGATTATGTGTGATAAGATAGATACATAATAAAGGAGATTAAATGAACGATAAAAATACAGCTATATATTATAGCAAGTTAGTCGGAGTAACATTTGAAGGACGGCAAGAAGTAATCGCTACATTACGTGGCAAAGAGCCATTGCGTGTGCGTAGGGAAAAAGATAACGAATATGACCCACGAGCAGTTGCAGTTGATGTATATAAAAATGATGAATGGTTGCCTATCGGTTACATCGCAAAAGATAAAAACAAAGACATTAGCGAGGCGTTAGACGCTGGAGAGAGTGTTTATATATCTATCGGTACAATTACAGGTGGACAAGGTAAAAGCTATGGTGTTAATATATCACTTGAATATAAGTTAGCAGATGTACCTAAAGAACCAGTAGTAACTAAAGGTGATACTGTTAAAGTATTATCACACTTACTTAAATCTCTTACTGGTAAAACACCAGAAGTAGAAAAAGACACAGAGACATACGTATCTCCACTCACAGGTGAATCAATCGAATTAAACGTTGTGCATGGTCATAAGCGTCTTGAAGGTTACTTGAGTGGTAGTAAATTCCCTGACCAATTCTACCAACCGTTTGATAAAGACGGTAGGCTACAAGGAATGGTTGATAAGTATGGAGTTACTGCTGACGAAGTATCCGCAATGTGGAAACTTAACAATGAAGCGTCTACTGGATATGGAACTGCAATACACGCAGCTATGGAGAACTTTGATAAAAACTACCAATTAGGCGACAAACTAAAAGAGGTGAAGGAATATAAAACTAAACCAACATATTACGGACCAAATAAAGCACTTAGTAAAAATCCATTTATTAAGTACATAGTAGAGAGTTTTCACGAACAATTCGGTGGAGATTACGAACGTATTACAGAGACATTTGTATGGTTAGATGCTTTTAAGTTATGTGGTTCTATCGACCGCATAAAAGTTATTGACCGCAAGAAAAAGATTGTACGTATTCAAGACTTTAAGACAGATGGTGATATACACGATAAGAAATATCAACTATCCGACAGTCCATTTAAGAGTAAGTTAGGTAATGAATTGCTAGATTTGCACTGGCTACAACTTAGTTTCTATGCTTTCATACTTGAACAATTAGGATGGAAAGTTGAAGGACTTGACATTTACTGGTTGAATCCAAATAAATTAGTTAAAGGAGAAAGCCCTTGGGAAGAGTTCAGTCATGAAGTAATAGATATTAGTGAAGTGATTATAAATGGATAACGAATACGAGAATCCAGAAGAAATAATAAATTTATTAAAAGAAGAATTAAGTAACAGGAGTTAATATGGGATTAAGAAAAGAAGTTGAAAATAGTTTTGATGAAGTTGGTTCAGATATTGATTGTCTAATTGATAGTGATAATTTACTACGTAAAGCATATATTGAATTATTTGACCGTTTCAATGCACTTGAAAAAGAACTTGCACACAATGGAGTAGTTAGTGATTTACGCAAACTACAAAAAGACTTCAATGAGTTACAGAAACATACAGCTAATCTAATTATGGAACATGATATACAATTGGCAGAGATAGCATGTAATGGCGTATCATCGTCTATTAATAAATTAAATAAAGAAGTGTTTGAGAAATATAAAGAGATAGATTTTTCATGGTATGATACGGTACAAAAAGAAGCTACATTAGCAGGTAAAGTTGATGCCATTATTGAATACTTAGGAATTGATGTAAAAGTTAAACCAGAGGAATCAGCTAAAGTAGAAGCTAAAAAGGTAGTCAAAAAAATAACTAAGAAAGGTAAAAAATAATGCTTATTATTCTATTAGTATGTTTAGTGATGTTTAGTATTATCGCAGTTTTAGCAACAATAGCTGCATTCTCAGAGGATATTGAAACGGGTATCGGTATGTCGCTTATAGCAATTACAGTATTGAGTATTGGTTGGTTTTATTTTGCTTATAGTGTTAATTATGCTAACACATCACATGTTCGTGAATGTAAAGTAGCAGAAGTGCAAAAGGTTAATGAATTAGAACAGTCAACTGATAGTTCACGTGTGTACTGCGAAGATGGTTCTAACTATGAAATATCAGATAATTTTATGAAAGCATATTTTGATAGTTCTAATGTGTATAACAAGGTTAAGTCAGCAAAAGGTAAAACAATAGTAGTTGATACCATTGGATTCCGTAACGGATTTTTTAGTTCATTTGAAAATATTATTAAAGTAAAGGAGATTAAATAATGCCACAAGTATATAAAGTAAGCGGAGCATTTTTATCAACAGTATCAAAAGAAGATAAAACACCTCAAGTAGTAAATACACCAGGTGGAGATATGCATAAGTATATGGTTCAAGTAGAAAATCAACCAGTACAAGGTTGGTTTAGTGTATTGAAGAAACCAGGTAATGAAGTTAAAAAAGGTGATGAATTATATGGTGACATTACAGAGAATAACTGGGGTAAGCCACAATTCACACGTGCTCAACGACCGCAAGAAGGCACTCAAGTATATCGACCACAACAACAATCTAATGGAGGCTCTGAACTAGAAGCTAAGGTTGATTACCTAATCTCTCTAGTTGAGAACTTTCTCGAATCTAAAAGTGGGTCATCAGCCCAAAAAACTAATGTCGATACTCAAGATGATGAGCCAGTAGACTTAACATCACTTGACTATTAAGGTATAATATGGAAGTTGAAGAGTTACTAAAGAATATACAATATATTAACAGTAAGTTCTCTGACGCTGGGTGGGTAAAGGCTCAGAATGGAAACGTTCTGAGTTACACCGCCCTTAAATTGGCTGCCATGAAAGGTTATTTAGTTGACGAAAAAGAAACTGCACAGAAATATATGATGGGTGCTGAAATTGAAATGGAAACAGCTAAAGGTAACGCTTACTTACGTATGAAAGCCGAACATGGCTCAACTGCTGCTATTGACTCTAAAAACACTGACCCTGAATATATTGAAGCTAAAAAGAATTATGCAAATTATAAAGTATATTATGACAGACTTAAAAGTATAGTTGCAGATACACACGATTTAATTGAATCAATCAGAAGCCGTATTATAGACTTACAGGGCTCAAGAAAGGATGAACAGATAAGATAATGGGATTCCAAGATATGCCTAGTATTGTGCATGAGGCTGCATCAAGAAAAGGTGGCAGGATTAAGACAAAGAAAGGTCTTGCTGCCATGGACGATGATAAGAAGCGTGAGATACAATCAATGGGCGGAAAGGCTAAATATGAAAATAAAAGTAAAGAAACCATTAAGCAGGTCGAAAACAATAGAAATATCGCAGACCTCTCAATGGATGAATTACATAGAGCTTTAGATGAGTAAGTATCGTAATAAGTTTGAAAAAGATACAGCAAGTAATATTGAGAAACATAATGTTGAGTTTGGATATGAACAAACTAAAATACCTTATACAGTTTCTGGTAATTACTTGGTTGATTTTGAAATAACTACTAAGTCAGGTAAAAAGATATATATTGAAACTAAGGGTAATGGACGTTCATTTGATGGACACACTAAACGTAAAATGATTGCAGTCAAGAAACAACATCCTGAGTTAGACATACGTATAGTATTTTATACAGATGGTAAGTGCGGACCTAAACGTAAAGATGGAACATATATGAGACAGTCTGACTGGGCTGAACGATATGGATTTAAGTATGCGATAAGGAATATTCCAGAGGAGTGGTATGAATGAATACGATGAGATAATATATGTTCCACATGGGTATGTAGCGTGTACTGTAAATGGCGTATGTAGATTGCGTAAAAAGACTGAACTTGAAGAAGAGTCCAAAAAAAAGAATATAAAATACTTAAGAACAGTACGAAGAAAATTTATATTCGAAGATTGTAAAAAAGATGAACAAGAATGAAGATTACAGGAAGTCGGCAGATTGGCTCAGGTTTAGAAAACACTGGCTCGAAAAAAACCAACCATGTGATAATGGATACTATCTTTGCTCTATATGTGGAGATTGGGTCGCTTATGATGAAGTCACACTCGACCACATACAGCCAAGGACGGCAGACAATATTTTTGACCCTGGTAATATTCAACCAGCCCATGGTATATGTAACTATAAAAAGGGTAGTATGAGATTAAAGCCAGTAGTTAGTAAAGATACTTACGAGTTCTTACAGTTTTTAAGTAATATATAACTATTGACTATTTTACAACACATTTTTATAAAAAACTATTGACATTTTGAACAAAGTTTGATATGATTGTATATGAAAGGGGAAATACTATGAGTCGAATTAAACAACTTGTACCAGAACATGTGAATGAATTTGATGAAATTGACTTTGAAGAACCAGTAAACAGCTAGAGAGCTGAACCTGCTTACACTGGGAAAGTCTATCCCTTAATATTAGTTAACGAAAGGTATTTTATTCGTAAATTACTAAATTGGCTACGCAAGAATAGTTTAAAATTTATTATTGCTATCCTTATCGTTATGAACGTGTCTGTATTATTTAGACATACAGAGACTGTAAATGCATTACAATCAGCACGTACACAGACGGTTAAAGAAAAGAAAGCCCATGAGACTGTTTCTAAGCGTTTCTCAGAGCTTTCAGAACAAAAGACGAGTATTGACTCATCTCTTCGTGAAGAACGCATTAAAACGCAGAATTTACAGCAGGAGAACGAATCTTTAAAAGTCAAATTGCAAGCTAAGAAAGAAGCACAATCAAAATCAGTACAGGCAGCACTAAGGGTTATTCAACCAGCTACTGTAACTACGATTAGTGGAGATAAATATACTTGGCTTGCAGCATCAGGCATACCAGAAGCTCAATGGTCATACGTTGATTCAATCGTATCTCGTGAGTCTGGTTGGAATCCAAATGCAGTTAACAAGAGTTCAGGGGCATGTGGTCTAGGTCAACAATTACCTTGCGGTAAATGGGCTGGAGCATGGAATGACCCTGTAGCAGCACTTAAAGCTATGACTAATTATGTCGATAGTAGATATGGCGGCTGGTCTCAAGCAGTTGCATTTTGGAATTCTAATCACTGGTATTAGTGCATAAAGTAGTGGTGCTACGATAGAGAGGCTCGTAGTTAAATGAGGCGTAAATGAGGAACTAACAGCCACACTTGGGGATAAAATGGTTTTGACAGGCGATTAAGACGTAAATGCGTACTTGTCTGGACTAGTGTTCGATTCACTATATCTCCACCATATATGTAGGTCTGGAAACTGGTAATGTTCGGTTCAATTCCGAAAACCTACTATCAACCGTAGACGTACGGTAAAAACACGTGTAACACCAAAGGCGGTAGCGACGCTGGCACATACAATATATTGAATATAAGTATGAATCAACGAGCAGAGAGGCGAGACTCTGCATATCAGAGTGAAGTTTTGTTGGTGAAACGCCCGCCTTGGACGCGGGAGATTGTAGGTTCGACTCCTACGACTCTGACCATAACCCGAAGTAGCTCAATGGTAGAGCAATGTATGAAAGAATCAGATATAATATGGGAAACCTGTATCTGTAAGCAACGCATAGGTTGAAGGTTCGAGTCCTTCCTTTGGGTCCAAATTTATAAGTTTACACATATCAGTAGTGGAGTTCCAGCTGCGCGGGATGGTGGCAATGATAGCACATCCGGAATGGGTCTGGAAGGTATCTGTTAAATTCAGGTTCCCGCGACCATAACGAGGCGTCCATGCAACGCCTACAAGCTACTGATAGCTGTAAGTTTATAAATAAACGACAAAAAGGAACGACAATGGATGATTACGAGATAGAATTATTAAATATGACATACGAGGAGATGAACGACATTGCTAATGGAGACGACTAAAGTAAAAAAACTATTCTTTGATATTGAAGTATCAAGAGATATAGTAGGTGGATATGGGTCTAAATGGGATTTTAAAGTAGTTAAAACTATTAGACACCAAGAACTTATGTGTTTTGCATATAAATGGGAAGGTGATAAGAACATTACTTACGTGTCAAGAAATCATGATGGTGGATATGACGGATTAGTAGATAAACTATGGAACTTACTTAATGAAGCTGATATTGTAGTTGCTCATAACGGTAATAAGTTTGATAATAAAATGGCAAACAGGTTCTTTATAAAAGAAGGGCGTGGTCCAGTATCACCATATAAGAGCGTAGACACATTACAGGTTGCAAGAAGGGAATTCAAGTTTCAATCTAATAGTCTTAATGATTTATGCGAATACTTAGATATAGGAAGTAAACGTAAGATTACATATGCAGATATTGAAGATGATTTCTTGAATAATCCAACACCAAAGATTGAGAGACTTATGGAACTGTACAATCGACAGGATATTGTACTGCTGGAGAAACTATATAATAAATTCTTACCATTTATAAGGAATCACCCTAATGTCGGAGACATATTACAAATTAACGGTATTTGTCCTAAATGCGGTAGTGATAAACTAGAGAAACGTGGGTTTAACATGAGACGTAATGGAAAGGTTCAAAGGTATCAATGTAGGAAATGTGGTTGTTGGACAAATGAGTCTAAATTAAAAGGTGAAGGACGATTAGTAAATGCTTAAGAAGGGGTTGTAATATGGAAATATTAAAGAGTAAAGAATTTACAAAAGAAGATGAAAAGAATTACATAGTAGAAAAGTTTCTATTCCTAGCTAGGGAACAAGAACAAACCGAAAAAGAAATGATTGAACTTTGTTGCAGGATTATATCAGAACATGGTGTTAATATGGAAGATGCAATCGACCAACGTAAATCAATTGATATGTCAGAGCAAGGTATTGCAGACTAATGGAAAAGCTTGACATGATGCGAGCAGAGGCTAAAATACAAATAGAACAACGTAAAGAAGAAGAGTTTAGAATGTTCTGTAAATTTTTAGCTGAAATTGCATTACATGATTCAGTATCGGTATTAGAGGGATTGGCTGAATGCCAGAAAGATGATAACGAAAAGAAATATGGCAACACTACAGTATAAGTTACCAAGTAGAGAAGTAGAGGCAGAGACTATTAAGAATATGTCACCTAAACAAGTTGGTAAACTAAGAGATGATATGATGTTTAGGTTAGGCGGACTAATTGATTCATGCAATGATTACTTTAATAACTTAATAGAATCAGATTGTCATATATGCGCAAAGTTTGGTTATGCTTACTTTGACATACCAGAAGGTTGGGGATTTTTAAAAGATGGTGAACTTATATGTAATGAATGTGTTAAAAGGTGGAAAGATAGGTTTGGTGAAGAACCTAATATAAATAGAAAAGGAGAAATAGTTTATGAACACAGCAGCATTTCCAAAGATACTACACATAGGCGACAAGCAAATTTCGAGTTTGTTTGATACTGTAGTAGAGATAACAGAAAAAGTTGATGGTTCACAATTAGGATTCGGTAAAGTAAATGGACAATTGTTTGTACGTTCTAAAGGTAAGGAACAAGATTTAGATAATCCTGATATGATGTTTATTAAAGCGGTTGATTACATCAAAACAATCGAAGATAAAATACCAGATAATATGACATTTTATGGTGAATACTTACAGAAGCCTAAACATAATACACTTGCATACGACAATACACCAAAGAATTACATTGCATTATTTGGAGTTTATAATTCTGAAACGATGGAGCATTTTGGTATAGAAGAGTGTAAAAAATGGGCTGAAATATTTGAAATAGATACAGTTCCACTATTGTTTAAGGGTGAAGCTAACGCATCTGGCGTTATTGAAATGGTTAATGATACGGTAAGCTACTTGGGTGGTAGTAAGATTGAAGGCGTTGTAGTTAAGGCGTATAAACCTTGGCTATTCTTAAATCAAATACCACAAACTGTTATGTCTGGCAAGTATGTAACAGAAGCATTTAAGGAAGTACATAACAAAGACTGGAAAAAAGAAAATACAGGTAAGGGTAAACTAGAAGTTGCAATGTCTCAATATAAATCAAAGGCACGATGGAATAAAGCAATACAACACTTACGAGACAATGGCACGTTACTAGGTAATCCTAAAGACATAGGACCACTTATAAAAGAAGTACGTAACGATATAATAGAAGAAGAAAAAGATAATATAAAAGACAAACTATGGAATATTTATATGAATGACTTTCTTGCAATGGCAACTAATGGCTTGCCTCAATATTATAAAGAGAAAATAATGTTAGGAGACTCCAATGGCGAACTGGAGACATCGGTCATTAAAGACCAAGAAACAATTAGCAAAACATCTGGGAGGAGTACTGGCGAGAATTAGAAAATCTGAAGTAGGAGATATGAGACAGCGTAATATAAAAAAGATTATAATTAAGGAGATAAGGAAAAATGAGAATAACGACAATTACAATACCAGATTATGACACAGATGAAGATGGAACACTAGAAACTGTCTTAGAGACAGATAAAGAAACTTATAGTATGAGTTTTGGGCATGGTGAACCAGAAGATAACTATTTATTCAGAGACTTGTCAGATGCATACACAATTAAAGATGCACTTAAAGCAGCTTATATGGCAGGTAAACGTGGTGAACCATTAAAGATTGTAGAGGAGAAGAGTGAGTAATGGAACGAAATAAAGATGAAATGAATTACTGCACTAAACTTGATTTAGAGAAACTATCGAAGAAAGAATTAGAAGAGGTATTTGTATTGATGTCTCCAAACTGCGGTAATTACTCACAATACTCTAATCAGATTTACCATGAGATTATTGAACGTGAACGTAACGGCGAGGAATAATGGAACGTAAATACTATAAAGATAGTTCACCAGAACAAGTATTTAACACTCTATCAAACCAAGAGATGTTACAATACATGGATTATAGTATGAATATGATTAAAAACTTTAATCTATTCCCAGAGAGATTCGATAATGACGTTAAAGAAATGTCGATGTGTATAGAAATACTTATGAAGAGGATGGAAAATGACGAAGAATAAACAAGAACTACTTATGTTAAAAGGGTTGCCCGCTAGAATATGATAGGAAAACATAAATCACTTATTGGTAATAGGTACGGAAAATTAAAAGTTATAAATTTATCATATAGAAAAAATAATCGAATATATTGGGAATGTTTATGCGACTGCGGAAATACAGTTTATGTTATTACATCAAACCTAACTAGAGCAAATGGAGGCACGAAATCTTGTGGATGCATAAACGTAGAAAGATTAAAAAATCTTACAGGACAAACAAATCCATCTTGGAAGGGTGGAAGATTTATTGATGATAATGGATATGTACAAATATGGGCTCCAAATAATCCTAATGCTAAGAAAACTGGATATATACGTGAACATAGACTTATGATGAGTAACATTATTGGTAGACCTTTATTAAAAAATGAGAATGTTCATCATATAAATGGTAATAAATTAGACAATAGTCCAGTAAATCTTGAATTATGGAATACATATCAACCAGCTGGACAAAGAGTGGAAGATAAGATAAAATGGGCTAAGGAGATATTAGAATTATATGGAAAGCAATAAAAAACAGGAAATCCTCTTTCTTAAGGGACTGCCCGCTAGCGGAAAAACTACTTATGCCAAAGAGTTAGTTGAAAAAGGATATGAGCGTGTAAATAAAGATGATATAAGGACTGAATATTTCCCAGATTATACATTCAAAGATGAAAGAAATGTTATAGAAATAGAAGATTTACGTATAATTGACGCATTAAATAATAGACTTAGTGTTGTAGTAGATGATACGAACTTCAATCCAGTACATAAAAGACGGTTAGAGCAAATAGCCAGAGAACATAATGTAGACTTTTGTGTTTTATTTATAGATACACCATTAGAGGAATGTATCAAGCGAAACCGTAAACGACCGAATAGCGTACCTATGGAAGCCATACTAGATATGCATAGGAAATACATCGAACCACTAACTAAAGAGGAGATTAAATATGATGATAATCTTGAAGAAGCTATTATTGTCGATGTTGATGGCACTCTTGCTCATATGTGTAATAGGAATCCTTATGATGCTAGCAAAGCTATGGGTGATACTATTGATGACGCTGTTAGTAACATTGTTGGCATGGCTTACGATAACGGCTATAGGGTTATTATCCTAACTGGACGTAGTGAAGAACATAAAGACATTACAGAGAAGTGGCTAAAAGACAACGGAGTAAATTACGATGAGATATACACCAGAGCTGATAACGATAACCGACCTGACTATATTGTAAAAAAAGAACTGTTTGATAATAATATTAGAAACAAATATAACGTTAAATATGTTATAGATGATAGACCTTCTGTTTGCCGTATGTGGCGTTTATTAGGATTAAAAGTATTACAGGTTGGTGACCCTCACTATGAGTTCTAGGTTTGCAAGATATGACTCACATGGTCAAGAGATACGCCCAGGAGATGTATGCATTAGGGCTACACGTAGTAATAATAAGTTAGAATATATTGTATACAAAGGGACATCTTGGGGTGGAGGAAAAAGTAAAGGTGAGTTCGGGCGTTTCATCACGAATAATGGTATGGTTAGCATTAAGTTTACTAGTGTGCTATTCTCGTTTGACCCTATGGGTGAAAGAAAGCCTACAGAATCATATATAAACAAACTAGTAAGACAATTTTATGAGGAGAAATAATAATGGCAAGTAAAAAACAATATACAAATACATGGTTTGCTGAACGTGGTGGCAAAACTTGGGATAAGTTATTAGAAGGTTTGAATATTGAAAATGCATTAGAAATTGGCTGTTATGAAGGTCAAGCATCGGTATTTATACTAGATAAATTCCCAGATTCACTACTTGACGTATCTGATATTTTCGAAGCTGATAAAGCTGAAGATTGGGATGGATATGTGGATGAGTATGAGAAACGTTTTGATAATAATATTAAACCGTATAAAGCTAGAGTTACCAAACACAAGGGTAAATCATTTAACACATTAGCTCAAATGATAGTAGATAACTATTTGTTTGATTTTATCTTTGTAGATGGTGACCATAGAAAACTACCAGCAACTCAAGATATGGCAATGGCTATCGAACTACTTAACGATAAAGGTGTTATGGTAATTGATGATTATAAAGAAATACCTTGGTTGTTTGATGCAGTTAATGCCTTTAGTAACACATTAGACTCTGAAAAGTACTCATGGGGAACTACATCTGACGGAGAGCAATTCGTTATTAGGAGGAAATAATGAAGATTGGTATATTCTTTGAAAATCCTTTTAAGATGGGTGGAACAGAGACTTGGATACTTAACATCTGTAAGGAATACGCGAGTAAGTATGACATTACTATTTATCATAGAGATGGTGAATATAAGGCTTGTAACGTACCTAAAGGTTCATACGATAGGTTAGCTAGTTTAGTTAAGTTGGTTGGTATAAATCCAGGCGATAAAGTTAAGGTTGATATTGGTTTATGGGCGTTTGATTATTTCAATCTATATGATACAGAAGCTGATAAAAAATACTTGTTTATTCATCCAGGTGACGGTCATGGAAGTCACCCACGTAAAGTAGATGGATATAAAGACTTTGATAAAGTTATTGCAGTTAGTGACTACACTAAGAATAAAATGAAGAAATGGTGTCCAGGACTTGAAGTTGAGCGTGTATATAACCCTGTACCGCCTCAAAAGCTAAAGTTAGTGTCATTATCACGTTCTGCACGAGACAAGGGCTGGAGACGCTCTCAGAAGCTCTCAGAGGCACTTAACAAACGTGGCATAGATTATCAGTGGGATGTATATACTGATTTTCCTATATTAAAGAATAAAAGCTTTACTGTACAGAAACCTACTATCAATGCCATAGATAAAATACGTGAGTCAGATTTCTTGGTACAACTATCAGACCACGAATCATTTGGATATAGTATGGTTGAGGGTATGCAATATTCTAAACTTATAGTCACAGATATTGAGATATTACCTGAAATGGGAATCAATAAAGATAATGCAGTTATAGTACCACTTAAAAACGCAGATTATGATAAGGTAGTAGACGATATATTATCTAGAATGTATAAACCACCACAAACAGATTATGCAGTATTATTTGGTGAACCAGGTGAAATGCCAAAACTTAAAAGAGTCACCAATACTACAGAGTATGATTTATATATAGGTAATGGATTGTTTATAGGTGGATTTAAGACTATGACAGTAGACGATACAGATGAAATAGAAGATTTAATAAAACAAGGAATGTTAGAGGAGTTAAAATAATGTTTATAATTAAAAAAGATTACGATAAAGCAATTGCTGGAGCAATAGAAACAGGTAAAAATAATAGTAAAAAACAAATATCTGAATTAAAAGCACAAGTAAGTAAATATAAAGTTAATGAGATAAAACTTAATAATAAGATTGAACTACAAGATGCAGAATTAAAGGTGTTACGTGATAACAAAGCGTCTAATATTAAGTTGGCGAAGAAAGAGATTGATTTAGATTATCGTGAGTCTGTGTTGGCAAAGAATGAAGATATACAGTCAGAGAAGTCTAAAGAATTGGCAGATAGAGCTAAAAATATTGACTCAGAAGAAGAAGCAAACTATGTAAAAGGTTACGCAGATGGCGTTGCTGATGGGCTTCGTAAAGTACATGAAATAACAGCTAAAGACAGAGATAATCTATCCAAAATTGCAATGGTAGCGGCTGCAAGCCACACAAATACTGAAACAATGAAGGAGATTAACCATGAGTTTCGTCTTACCGAAGGCAGCGCAGACAAGAAAACTAAATAGTTTACATGGTGATTATCGTAAAATAGCAGAAGAACTTATAAAAAATAAGTTTAAGGAAGAAGATAAGTGCACATCTAATAAGACAAACTTTCACAACCATAACATGCATGCGCAAAATATGTACTGCTATGATGCACGTGAGAAGAGACTAAGGATTAATTTTTGTGCTAAAACTCCAGAAAATGTGCTTACTGCGATAAAAACACTGGAAAATAGTAATTATAGAAGTAACACATTCAAGTTATATGTAACTATGAATGATATGCAATACCTTAGGGTGTGTCCTGAATTATGGGGGTCTACGAATAATGGAGCTTATGCAGTAATATTTGGGATTAGTGTGTATATAATAGATGGTAATAACAGTTATATAGAAGGGAGTTATTAATGGATACAGATAAAATACTTGAAGAACGTGGTAGTAGGTACGGTAATTATTTACGTCAAACACAGATAAGTAAGCGTATTCAAAATACAATGAAACTATGCGAAAGCTATTCAGACCTCGCAACAGACCAACAAGACGCACTTGAGATGATTGCTGTAAAGATTAGTCGTATTTTAAACGGCGACCCTAACTATGCAGATAATTGGTGTGATATTGCTGGTTATGCAAAGTTAGTTGCAGGTAGACTTAGTGGTATTGAGAAATAATACACTCTGTGAGCTCACCAGAGCCTCTGTGTGACGTTTTAATTCAAAAGATGAGTAAATACTCATAGATAACAAAAAAGCCCTCAGGAACTTAATCCTGGGGGTATTTTTATTATTTAAGTTGTTTGTATATAAGTTCTATCTCTTCCATTAATTCGGAAGTTAAGTCTTTATATTTAGGATGATTCGCAGAGCCGTATCTTAAGTTCTCGCAGTTCTCGTAAGCCTCACATACGTCATTATATACTTGATATGGTGTGGGATATTGAGGTTCTACGAAAGCCTTATGTATGTAACTATGTACATCATTAGGTAATACGGTTTGATGTCTATCTAGATTTCTAAAGGTTAGGTATAACACATTACCACCGAACCATTTGGCTACATACTCACTGTGGTGATTTGAGTAGTTTTCTGGTAAATCTAAATCTAGTTTACTATCTGGTAGCCAAATTTCATGTGGGTCAAGTGCTACTCCTCTAAAAGTAGGATAACACTCTGGTTTCATAACTTAAAACTTATCAGGGTCGCTTGGGTTATTCAAAATACCAAGTGCAGTTAATATTGTTAAAATAGCAGTAACGATAACATTTACGTTATCACCTAAAGTGGTAGTTATGATTCCACTACCTATAAGGAATGTTATTACGGCACTTATTAAACTAGCCCATAGTAATTTACTTTTTAATTTACTTTGCATATTAATGCTCCTTATTATTTTTTAATATAAATATCTGACAATTTTACAAACTCGCCAGCTGGCTGTTCTTCTAACTCTTTAACCTTTTTTACAAGTGCTGGATAACCTGCTGTATTATCAAATGCTTTCCAGCGCATAGCTTCGTTACTACTAGATTTGAGTAAATCTTTAGCTAGTTCTTTAAAGCCTGATGATGGGTCTTTCATTATAGCCCTTGTATAATAATCAACCTGACCGTCACTAGCGTATCCACCAGCTTTTTCACCAACTTGTGTTGCTAGCATTAATAGCCCGATTGATTCTCTTACTTTTTGTTCGTCCATATTATCTCCTACTACTTTAATATTACCTGCATATTCACCCCAACCTTGATATATTGCTCCATTATTAACTCGTGAATAATCATCTATATATGCTTGAAGTGATGGGTATTTATATAATCCTGTGTTAACTCCACCTAATGCGCAAGCTGCAACAGTACCGTCTGGACACGATATTGCAACATCTCCTTGTGTGCCGTTTTCATCATATGGACCGTTTGGTAAGTCTATATAAATTGGTACATATAATCCACTAGGTGGAGTTTCATTATGTATTATATTATTTCTACAAGCTACCATGGCTGATGTGTAAATACCAGTAGTGCCAAATGCTTCCTCTACACCTTTTTCACACCAACCGCCACGATATGTAATACCTAAATCTGGATATTTTAATTGTTTCATTATCTACCTATGAACTCTTTTAATAATTGCCACACTCCGTAAAATGCAGCTGCTGTTGCTCCTATCACTCCAATAAGTCTTACCAATTTAGCAGCTACAATACTATTAGCTTCTTGGTTTTTAACTATCTTTTGTATAGGTTCTATTAGTTCTGCCAAAGGCAACAAGGCTCTTAACTCATCAAAGTTTTTATCATTACTATTACAGTGGTCAAGTAATGCTTTATTCAAGTCATCGAGCCTCTTCTCACCTTCTACACTAATCTCTGTTTGTCTTGGCATTTTTGTTTTTTCCTAATCAAGGTTTTCTATATTTTTTACTGTTATATAATATTTACTAGTCAGATAATTCTTTTCGTAATCTGATAATTCACCGTATTTAGCAGTATATGCTTCCTCAGCTTCTTTTACTTTATCATTATGTTCTTTAATTAACCTTTGCGCCCTATTAGGTTCAGTCTTAATTATTTCCTTAATATCTGGCGTTACAGAACTCTTAAGTTGTGCATTTTTTAATCCAGAGTAAAAGTCATAAGCTTTTTGTTTTGCCTCAGCTGTTTTTTGTTTGTTTAGTATTTCACTTTGTTTTTCTGATAAAGTTGGGAACTTTTTGTTAATCCATTCTTTTCCAGCTTCTGTTGAATACTGTCCAAATAATGTAGCCTTCATTTTAGATGATTCGTCAGTGTTTTGGATAAACTTTACTTTACCGTCTTTACTAACTACACCATCATTTTCAGTTGATTGAGCACCAGAAATAGATTTGCTTATTTGTCCACCAGCAGGTATAAAGTTCTTGACAATTAAATCACCAAGTTTATTATACATATCATTTCGGTTCTCTTCTTTTTCGAAGCTAGAGTCACCTTCTGGCTTGACAATACCATTTACAATATCTATAATTCCTGGAGATGTTCCACTGTTGTTACCAAATAAAGTACTAATTAATGGAGACCTTGGTAGTCCACTGTCACCAACTATATTTCCCCAAAATGGGATGTTATCTTCTGGGTCAATTCCAGCTATCTGTGACATACCTTCAAATGCTACACCATAAAATGCTACCATTTGTAGCAATCTACTCATATCTTTTGCAGCTAACCTATAATTACCAGATTTAACATCTTGGATGGGTTTTAGTCCTAAATCTTTCCATGCTTCTGCTTGTTTATAAGAGAACGTCATAAACTGAGCTAACGAACGTACACCATCACTATTAAGTTTAATTGGCATATCAACTTTAGATGTTAAGAAGTTTAGCCTAGCAGCATCAGCTGTAGCAGCAGACTCGGCGTCATCTCGTGATAAACCTTTCTTTAGATTGCTTATAAGTGAAGCCTCATAAGTAGAACCACGAGCAAATTCATCCATCTTACTACTCATAAACATTAAGCCACTAGATATTTTGTCTCCTACATTTTTTGTTGAACTTTGTAGGGCATTTAATCCTAATTCAGAGTATGCTTCTTTAGCAATACCAGCATTATGAATACCACGCTCTTCCATTATAGAACTATATGCTTTACTTGTAGATGGATTCAACTTCTGTGATAAATACCTAGCAGAGCCAGCTAATACATCTTTAGTTCCTAGTTCGCCAATAGCAGTACCAAGTTGAGAAAATTGCTGTATACCGTTTCTAAAGCTTAAACCAAGTGATGCTAATGAGTTAACTTGACGTTGTGTAGATAGTATTTGCCTATAGTGATTCTGACCAATTCTTTTACTATTTGGACTCATTTTAGCAATAGTTCTATCAACAACTTCATTGAAACTTTTAGCTAATTCACTCGGTTTATTGTATTTAAGTTGAGCTTGATATTTGTCAACCCAATCCCATACTGGTTTTGATTGAGCATCAGCAGCTTTAATAACCCATTTAGCGTTATCTAATTCACGTAATGAAGGTTCAAGGTATATTTTCTTATTTAATCCAGCAGCATAATTGGCGAATACATCTATAATATCTCTACTATAGTTATCGCCTTCTGACATACGATGCAACATATTTCCGAACTTGACATTACCACTAGATGTAACATATTCATTATCTTTATTAACTACTTCTTTACCTTTTTCGTCAAACATGTGAGGGTAATAATTTTCTATAGTAGAATTTTTAGCGTGGTTAGTAGATAGAAAATCTATATCATTATCAGCAAACTTAGTTATATTACCATACTTATCTTTAGCTTCTTTAATAGTAGTGTTGTCTCGTTCAGCCAACTGTTTTATCTCATCTGCAGTGTATTTAACATTGCCATCAGCTAGCCTAGATTTGAATGAATGTTCAGCATCTTTATACGCAGCCACTCTAACCATACGAGTATATTTATCTCGTAATTTGACTACGGTGTCTATTCCAGCTTTTTGTTTATCGGTTAATCCAGACAAATCAACGTCTTTACCTTCAAGAATATCTACTGCTTTAGAGTATAGTTCTTTAGAGCCACCTAATGATTTCTTAATAGACGTAAGTATTTTAGAGTCTGCCGAGTTAGCTTCATTCATACGTGCGTAACCCTTGACTATCCTACCAAATACTTTTTTACCAGCGTCACCAAATATCTTAACAAGATTGTGAGATGATGACGACATTTCAAGACTTGTCTTAAGCGAGTCTAATGCTTTTACTTTTAGATTACTAGTCAATTCCTTATTTAGTTCATCTTCAAAAGTATCCTTTAGAGATTCAGCAGTTAAGTCACCAACTTCTTTAGATTCTAATCCAGCATCTATCTTCTCATCAGTAGCACCTAACCAAGCCTTACTGACATTCTCTGATTCAGGAATACCGTCTTGTTTAGACATACGATTAAACAAAGCTGTTTCAGCCTCTTGTTCTATCTCCTGAGATATTTTATCATTAAGCTCTTGGTCAATTTCACCAAATTCAGTAGGATTGTTATTCTTAATGGTATTAGCGTCAAACAATAACTGTTGAGAGTTAGCATTAAGTTGCTCTTCTAATCGTTGTAATTGGAAAGCCTTTGGAGCATCACTCTCTTTTTGTTGTTGTATTTTATCATACTCATTATTATAATCGTTTTGGAGCTTCTCAGCCTCTACAGTACGCCTTGGTTCTGGCATACTATTAATACGGTCCATGTTTTCATTAAACACTTTATCCATATCGTCAAGAATCATATTAGACCTATCTTCGGTCATTAAAGAAGCCTTTTGTTCTTGTATTCTACTAAGACCGTCCTGTAATACTAACGACCTTTCCTTTATACCAGCTGGCATATTCTGTTCTTTAGGTATTTCAGTAATATCAGTATAATCTTTTCTTTGAATAACTGCCTCAGGAGCAACTCCACCAGCACCAACTGAATCTAATTCTCTACTAGTCTCATCAAATGTTCTACTAGGAGTTGTGAAATCTGTTCTAGCTTCTTGTTTATTAGCTATATCAAGGTTAGTTCTTAGCTCCTTAAACTTTGCAGTTCTTTCTTCTGGAGTAGCTTCTGCATATCTACCAGTACCAGTTTGGACTTCATTCAGTTCTTTACTGATGTCATCTGCGGTATTAAATACTCGTTGACCTTCTGGTAATGTTCCTTGTATCTCGCCAGTAGTTAATCTGTTAGATTCTGGTATTACTCCCTGACTTGGAGTAGTTTTTGTAGTTGGGGTTTCATCAATAACTTTATTTGCTTTTTTAACAGCACTAGCTTTAGATACTCCACCTAATAAAGCACCAGTAGCACCTTGTATCAATGCGTCTTTAGCTAACGTGCCAGCATTAACTTCTTGACCTTGAGATAGTTGTTGCATTGCAGATATAGGTACGCCAGTAGCAACGTTAATAGCACCACTTTTAGCTGCAGTTTTAGCAACTTGTTTTGCACCCTCTTTTATAGCTTTTCCACCAACACCACCAGTAGCAATATCTACTATTCCACCTAACGTATCAGCGCCTTGAGATAAAGCCATAGCAGCGTCACCACGATTGGCAACATCTTCACCATACATTTTCTTCTGTATTTCTTTTTGCTTTTTAACACCTTCTTGGCGAACATATTTATCACCACTACCAGCAGCAATATTAGCAGCAATCATCTCAGGAGTATTACGTGCACCACGTATAAGGTTTGAAGCTTCATCAGTTACGCCACTTACTATACCACCAGGTAGATTACCAATAAACTCACCAACATCGTTAGCATTAACTTTATTGCCCCAATCCTCGGCAGCTTGTTGCCATTTCTTCGATTCTTTAGTGACAGCATTCTCTTTATCTCCAGTAATAAGCGAAGAGCCAGCCGATGCTAGACTACCTACTGCTTGAGCTCCACCTTTCCATAAACCTTCACCGATACCTTCAACTACATCACCAGCACCTTCGGCTAGACCCTCCCAAAAACTTTTACTCTTTTTAACTGTTTCTGCTTTTTTACTAGTAGACGGACTACTAAACGCTACCTCATCACTAGCTTTTCTAGCATTTTGGTCGTATGACTTCATATAGTCAAGTACAGATTTTTTCTTAGCCATTATTTACCCCTTAAATTTACCATAAATTGCGTTTAATGCTTCTTCATAAGTTAAGCCAGTAGCTGAAGCAAGTGCATATGCAGCCTGTTCACGAGTCCTACTACCAGTCAATTCACCTTTTTCATTATATGTATTAAACTGTTGTTTCTTGCCAGCATTACTATATGACGTACCAAGTTCATTTAGTGCATCTTGTAATGGTTGATATTGACTACTAGCAGATGCTGCCATACTAGCAGCGTTTTGTGCAGCATTAAATTGTCGTTCTTTTTCAGCTTCGGCAGCAGAATATTCTTGTTGCATACGTTGTAAGTTCCATTGGTCAAGTGCACTTTGTTGAGAGTTCCTTGTGTTGAAAGCACTTGTATATTGGTTTGAATATAAATCAGCTAATTGTTTACTTAGTTCAGAACTTTCTGTATTTTGACTTGCTTTTAGGTTTGCTACTGCTGGAAGATATGCCGTACTTAAATAATTAGCTTGTTCATCTAATGGGATACCACTAAAAGATAAACCACGACCAGTGGCTTGTGTGTTAATCTTATTAAATGATTGTGTTTTAGTGGCGTCTAATCCAGCTTGCTGTGTAGCATACTTAGTACCCAATCCAGCTTGTTGTTGTTGTATAAGACCTCGTTGCGCACTATATGCAGGGTCTAATTGCGCCATGACATCTGCGAGTGATTGTACTTGTGGAGCGTTATTCATTCTTATTTACCTTTATGTTTATGTTATTACTATATCATACTTTTTCTATTTTGTCAATACTATTTTGCTTTATAATTAAAAGTATTTAATTGAATGGAGCATTATATATATTTGCATCAAAGTTAAATGTTATTGTTGGTATTGTCACAGGGTCAAACTGTAAGCTGTCAACTTTGCATAATATATTTAATTTACCATTAGCAAAATATTTATTAACAGATACTAAATATGTAGCATTTGAGTTGGAAGGTTTTTTAATATATATATACCCATTTACTGGTCTCCATTCACTCTCTAAACCACCTAGATTAACCATTAACATACTTAATGAGTCTATATTAGATATGTCTATTGACCTAACTACTGACACTGAACCAAATTGATTTAATGTTTGACTATTAATAACTTGCGAAAATGTTTTATGCTCTGTGTTGCCAAGTCCACCAAATATACTACAAAATATAACTTTACTTAAATCTATACTAGTCATAATATATCCTCATTCCTATAATTCCAGATAACGTATTTGAGTATGGTGTGTTATCTATATCTACATATACTTTAGTTGTGGTAACTCTTATACCAACTGTGTCAGCTATATTAGTTTGTAGTGTACAATATTCATACATACCAGTTCCATAATCAGTTAAATTTGACGTATACACGAATGGTCTTATTTTTGGAACATATCCTAAGTCATGGTCAAATGTAAGTATCGTACTACCGCCAGAACTAACTGAAAAGTTTTGCGTAGTATCTGATAATATCTTCTGATAGTTTAAATTAGAATTGAAGTAAGTATTAGTACCTATATCTTGTATTGGTATTATACCTTGTGTAGGTTTAGCTATTAATACTACTTTATACAATACAGTATACTGAGAACCTCCAAATAGTTTATTCCTTGATATAACATTAAATACCCCAGACTGTGACATTCCAAAAACCTGTATAGGTTCTGTAGTGCCAAAGTCATTCCATGTTGTTCCATTGTCTATTGAAAATATACCTTGGAAATATGTTGTATCATTTATGTTTGTTGGTATTGGATGTATTACATTTCTTGGAGATATAGTGGCTGTAAAACTACCTGTATATGTAGCTATTATTTTGTCAATAGGTATATTAGATGAGAATATTATTTTAGATATATCCATAATTAACTCGTGAATAATGAATTAACATCTATTCCTGGTTTACTTATTATTATTCCGTACGTTCCATCTGGAAACTTACCAATTATAATCCTACTATCACCATTCTCATCTTTTATAACCTTAGTACGATTCTCCGATTCAATCTGTTGGAAATTATTATTAATCGAAGATACCATAGTACCATTATCCATTCCTGGAGTTAATTGAATTGGAGAAATAGCCATACTACGCTACTATCGTTATATCCCAATATCCAAGAATACTAATAGTTTCTGTATATTGATTAGATACTATAAATTGTACTTTGTTACTTGTTGGAGCTGCAAATATTGTTCCAGTAATAGCTGCACTAGCTGTACCAAAAATTCCGCTAACGTGTGAGTCTCCAACTGTAGTTAATCCTACTGGAAGATTACCAGTGTCTCCAGCTATGTTAAACAACTTTGCTCCTACTGATACTGATACTTGACCTTTCTTACAGTACTGTTTCCATGTTCCATAGTCATACACTGTCCAACCATTGTCATCAATAGTTTTAGTAAAATTTAATTTATCACTAGTTACTGAATTAGCAGCTAATTTATCTCGTGTTACTCCGCTGTTTTTTAAGTTAGCAGTATCAATATTACCATTAAGCTCTGCTACTATTTTACCGATTGGTTCATTAATTGAGTTTGCTGACGCTGGTGTGTTATCTTCTATTGGTGTTATACTTATTATACCCATATATATCCTTTATAATCGTTTCTATTTATATTTTATAAACGTTTCTAGTCACGTCTCTAAAGACGTTTCGTCTTATAACTAAACTCAGCACCTATGAACGCTACTCTATTATTTATACCTTTGCGCATAATTCTTAATTGCCAGTAGTATGCATATCCAGAGAAAGTCTGTTTATGTTGTTTAAATGAACTTTCAGCACCATATAATGTTCCATCTGTCCAATCAAATTCTCCCCATTTATTACCATTTGTAACTAATAATACATCTTTTATACGTGGACTATCTTCAAAATCTTTGTCCATAGCAAGTTGTAATTTAAATGTACTGTCAGTTGCCTGTAATAGTGGGAAATATTTTTTAATGTGTTTCTTTTGAGCTGGTGTGTCCATTGACATATAGTTTAGCCTATATTCAAAGTCTATTGGTGCGCCTAGTGAATTATAGTCTTGTTCTGCATTTACTAGCATTGGTGCTAATGAACTAAATTCAATTAATTCGTCATTATCATCTGCATCATTATAATTTACTGCTCTATTGATGTAGTTGTCTGTATCATATTGCCACTCCTTTAAATCTTTGTTGTAAATAACACAACAATCATTAACTGTACTAAATTCTGACGCCATATAGAATCTTACTTCATTTCTCCATATAACTGGTGTTATATTTTCCTTAGATGTACAAGCGTCAAATAGTGGATTGATTCTATCTGATATTTTAGTATCTTGTGACCCGTTAAACTCATAAAGACCATCACTACCTACAAAGTATATCCTATTCTCATCGCTAGTTACACCACGCATAGACAATGCACCTTTACTACCAGTAGCCTCTCTTAGTGTGTATGAGCCTCTGTCATAGCCAGAAAGTACATACTTCATATCTTGTGTGGTTATATGTAAAGAGTCCTGAAAAGAACTTATACTCGTTATAGGAGAGCCATTATGAGGTCTAGGTACATATATGAATGAAACTGATAGCCATGCCCTATACCATTGTTGATTAACTGGATTATTACTAGGATTCCCTGGTTCTTCTGAAAATACAAGTTTATTAGGGTCTGTAGCAGTTACGCCCATCAGCCTATTCTTATGCATAGTAACTTGTGATAATATAGGCAATTCAGTGTCAATAATATATTCAATACCAGAATCATATACACATACATCATCTATATAGAAATTAGCTGGTGAAGAAAACCTTATTAATGTATTTGCCCTTGTTGCTGTCATACGTTTAACTACATGAGTCCACGTATTAGCTGGTACTGTAGTAGTTTCTATAAGTATATCAGCATTTACTGCATCTCTTAAATATGAACTTACCGTAGTTGCAGATTGGCTATATAACCAGAAATCTACATCATATACTTTATTAATTTCAGTAGATAATGCACCGTCAGTTATCCTATTACCAGAAGCCTTAGTTACCGATAATGAATATGTGCCACTATGTTTAAAAGTGCTGTCTCTTAATAGTGTACTAGAGTCTACAGCAGTCCATCCAGTAGTACTGCTCTCAAAAGTTCCATTAGTTACTTTATTAATTCTATCTGGTATTTTAGTACCGTCCCATGAAGTTAACTGGTCGTATCCGTTTACCCAGAATACTCTATTGTCTCCATTAGTAAAGCTATACTCAGAAGCATTTGAGCTAAGACCTGTTATGAAACTTATTAATGTATCTGTTGATTCATCTACATAATACATATCTTGACCATAAGCAACCAATGTTGTGTTTAAGCCATTATCACGATTGAACCTATAAGACCCTTTATCAACTATATTTAATGTTGTATATATCTTATAATTAAGTGAGTAAGTTTGTTCTACGCTGTTAGTTATGATTGAGTCTGATTTATATGCTTTAGTACCTGTAGTCGTTGTCGATAGCGTGTATGAACCAGTACCGTCATCTTGTTGTAATAATACAATCCAGTATTTATTAGTACTAGTTAATTTAACTGGCTTGATAAACCTAGCTGTTTTATATCCCATAGTTCCAATATCACCACTAGATATAGATGATGTAGACAATAGTTTATATGGCTTATCATTATTATCGTCATATATTTGTACTAATAATGGACCAGAACCACCTAACGTATCTGCCACATTTATGTCAATACGAGTTACCATATCGTTCGATGTAGCAGTAAAAGGTTGCGCATGTTGTCCTATAATAGTTCCAACCTCTGTTGTTGATGCATCAGTAGTAGAAGTATTTTCTAGCAATAGTGTCTCATTAAGTGGAGTGGTATAGAATCCAGGACCTTTACGTGAACTTACAGCTACACGTCTATCATCTGCTTGTTGTGCGTATAACCTAAAATTCTTAGCAAAAGGAGTACGACCATCAGAGTTCATTAAGTCTACTGGTGTAGTTAAGTCTAACCCTTTAAGGTTTAATATTGACGATGTAGTTAAGCCACGTGATGTACTTAATTTAGTTGTTGCCATGTATTATACCCTTCTTTGCATATTTTTCATTTTAATTGGACCATTTTTACGGAATCCATATCTACTAATTAGCAGTGTTAATAGGTTATTATATTCTACATTAATAGAAGCTGCTAAGTCAAAATCCCCATCTCGTTCTAACACTCGTTTATAAGCACCTAATACTAATAATTCTTCAAACTCTTCTGGCAGCTCTGGTACGTCTGTATCGCTAGACAGTAATACTGGTTTCTTAATATAGAAAGTGCTTAATATGTATTCAACATCAGTAGGAGCTGATAATAGCATCTTGCCACCATATAATGTCCAGTTACGTATTTCAGATGGTGTATTAATTGTAGGCACTGGATAAGCTCTATTAAAGTCTCTAAATTCCATTTCACCAGATTCTATATCACGAGCAACTCCAGTTGGAGATACTACAACCATAGATTGTGGTTGCGCTAAATCGGTTGGAAAGGCAAATATAGTAGAACCTACTGGAATAGTACCACTAAAAATCTTCTCCATAAAAGGAAGTTCGCACTCATTGAAAATGTCTCGTTGTGTATCGTTAATAAAGTTATCTATAATAGATGAACTATATTCTTCATCATCAAGTTTATCTACTTGAACTCTATTACGTATATCTGCTAAAGTGTATCCCATATTAATATTTACCTTTTTCTATTCCTACTGGTTTATATAATCCAGCATCTTCTAATGTTATTGCTTGTAATGTTCCAGTATTATTAAATGCAGGTTTATATAACCCTGAACCTATTAAGTCATTATATATATACGCTATACCAACTAAATCATTTGGTGTTAATCTAATAATTAATGATTCACCATATATATCTTTGATATAATCTTTTTTAACTGATGCTGTGCCGATTATATCCTTAACTATGAACTGTTTTATTAATGCCTGACCAGTAATTGTTCGTGAAACTTGTCCACGTATATTTGCTTGACCAGATATTAATTTATCTTTATTATTAGATTCAGAGTTTAATTGAGTACCAGCCCAGAATGTTACACCCCAGTTTCCACCTCCGAATCCAAAGTTTATAAATGACATATATTACCTACTGTTCAGCCCTAAATGAACAATCTAAGTAAAAGAAAACATTACTACCTGCGATTATATCTACATTGCCAGCCCCAGTAACATTCATTGTTCCGAATGCACTATTAGAGTTCTGCACAAAACTGTGAGCCTTTAAAGGTCTATACCCAGCAGGCAGGTTAAACACAGTTGCGTTAACAGTTCCAGATTTTACTAAACCTTGTATATGCACAAATCCCATACTATCTTTCATATACCCAGCTCCAGCAAATGTGTTAGTATCATAATTTACCCAGTTATTTAGTAATGTTGGTGCTTGCCATGCCTGTTGTGGTATCTCATATGGGAATCCGTATGGATGGTCCTCTGTAGAGAAGTAAAGATTTGTTATGGAACCGCTAACCAATGGTACTGGACCACTAATTAAGAAGGCTCTATCAGAACCTTGAGCTGTAGTAACTGTAGTTATAGAATAATATTTAACAGTACTATTGTTAGTTAATTTAAGTTTCATTCCATTTGATATAGTTCCATCTATAGTGGTACCAGTAAATTTTATAGCATTAGTGTCAACATATGTCGCAGTTTGAGGACATAATTGCCATCCATCGTTATTTTTTAATTGTGTTTGGTTTATTGTTTGTTTAGCCATATTATTCCTATCTATAGCAAATAGCTATTATCTTTAGTGTTCCAGCAGTTGGAGTTCCTACCTTATTCCATGTAAGCGTAAATCCATCAGAATCATAAGATTTAACTATAGCTGATTGACCCCATGATGCGTTATTAGAATAAGTTATTATAGCAGCATATTGCCATAATTGATTAGCAGCACCAGTATAAGTACTATAACTTGTTTTTGAGCTATCAGAGAATCCATCGGAGTTATATAATGCTCCATCAACATTCATTAACGCTTTTATACTAGATGGAGTAAATCCAACCCCTGTATATGAAACATCGCCAGATGAAGCAGATGCGTCACGTGTGAATACTACTATCTTTGATTTAAGACCACCATCTAATGTGCTAACTGGCATTTTACCATTTGCGTCCAATACTGGTATTGTATTAGCGGTTGGCGTTGAGTTTGCGTTAAACCCATCTACCGTATCTGCATTACCTGATGTACTAATTGTTGTCTGATAATTAATCGAAATAACATCACCAGCTAAAGGAGCTTCCGACATTGTAAATATTGTATACCCAGGTCCTACTTCTGTAAAGTGAGTTCCACGCACCTGTTTAACACCATTAATATAAACCTGCATTGTTCCAGGAGTATATGCGTGTGATGCTGTAAAGTTTAAATTAGAACCGTTTACATCGCCAGTTGGTGTTTCATCTGTAATAAGTTCATTCGAACCAACACCTACAAATGGGTCAGCTAATGTACCATCGCCAGTAATTGTTACGCCATCAGCATATTGGTCGCCAGTATTAGTGCCAGATACATTATCTAATGCACTTCTATTAGTGTGTGTAATTGCAGTTTTTTCGGCTGCTGTAACGTGTTGTACGTCAGTTTCACCATTCTTATCACGTAATTGTGCGTGTCTCAAGATTAGTGGTGTTGTAAAGAAACTTGCACTACCATCACCAACTTTGTATGTAACCGTTCTATTTCCAACTACTGTAGTCTTTACATAAATCCGAGTACCTAATCTATCAGTTTCTGCGACTGTAAACGAAGGCTGTGATGTTTCTATGATTATACGGTCATACGCAGTATTTTCTATAGTTGGACTATATGATGAGAATAATGTAGTCTCTACTCCTACTGCAGAACGTTTAAACATTTCAAACTTTAATGTTGTGTCTCCAATAGCAGAGTCAATGACTGCTGTAATCGTTGCTTTCCATACACCAGCGTCAATTAATGTAGTATTAACTGGTTGTTCAAATAAATATGTTTTAGCTAGTACTTCATTATTATTAGCCGTAGTTGATACTAACGTTTCTGTAGCATCGTTTAACGAACTAGACTGTTTATATGTTCCTACTATAGTTGAGTTTAAATTTGTCATGTACACACTAGCAGCGTTTCCACTAACTGATGAACTTATTTGAGCCCATTGACGATTGCCATTTAGGTATTTAGTATCTGGGGACGTAGGAGTCTCGGGTAATAGCGGTTCGTATTCGTCTAGGTCCTCTGTATAGATTCCATTAGCTAATAACCAGTCTACACCTATTTCTTTGGCTGTAGTGCCCTTCTGCGCCCTTACAATCGTTAATGTATCACCAGTTCTACTAGTTACTTCCAATACTTCTGCAGTATCTAGTGAAGTTAATACACCCTGTGGAGCTACAGTAACATAAAATGGAGTAGCTGGCATACGGTCGCCTTGACCTGCATATAAAATTAAAGAAGTACCAGATAATGCTGGACTAGGTGCTGTTTGTACTAAACCAATAGCAAAATTCTTTTTATTGTGCATTTATCTCTATTACCTTTTCTTCTTTATTATTTTTATATCCTATTGTATAACTTACAACATTATTACTATCTGCTATACCATTAATAAACTTTAATTCCATATTCCTGTAATAAATAATCTCTGAATCATTGTCTAAATAGATACTATATTCGATAGTCCCATTACTTAATGTAAATTTATATAATGTTGATGTTTCTTGATAATCATATATATCTTGAAATGCTGATGGATTGTGTTCTAACTCACTATTATGTTTACTATATTTATCATCTTCTGGTTGCTTTATAATGTGTCCATCTGCGAACGTTGCTGTCCATAGATATTCCATATTATTGCTCCGAGTATCTTAGTGTAAGTGTAATTGGGTCTGTCGGACCAGTTGGGGTTGCGCCAGTAGTAATAAGTTGAGTTGTTAAGTATTGCGTATATCCAGCAGTTGTGAGTTCAGTTGATGTTACTGTGCCTTCTGGTCCAGTAGTGCTATATAATACTGTCGCACCATCTGCGATTAAAATTGGTGTACTTATATCAGTATATCCAGTTAATGTGTTAATTGATGGTGTTTGATATGTACTAGATACTTTACCGTATAAATACGCACCAGTTGGTAGATTACCCGCTGTATGCGCAAACTTACCACCGTTTATTTTAGTGAATGTGCCAGTAAACTTACCAAATGTATATTTAGAGAAGCTATTATTACCAGCATCTATTTGAGCACTTGTAATTGCTGTTGTTGTATCGTCAACTGATTTCCAGTTAACATTTGTTGTAGTTGTTCTTGTTGTGCCTTTAGCAGGAGAACCTGTTGCAGCACCATTATCTTCTTGAAATATAAATTCGGCAGCCATTATTTTCCTTTATGTTTTGGTTTAATATTATAAATGCCCACACCCTACAAAGAGAGTATGGGCAAGTATATTAGTTTTTCTGTTTATTAAGCAGAAGTTACTGGACGTGTGATAATTACACCATGGTCACGTCGTAGAACCTTAACACCGAACAATTCAGCACCGACAATGTAGTCAATACCAATTAATTTGTCTCGGTCAGATTCGATACTTGGTACAGTTTGAGTAGCACCGATAATAGCTTCCTTTTGGAACATCAAGAATTGATATTTACCATCAGCTTCACTAATAGCGTTTGTTACATAAACAGGCATACCGTAGATTGAACCAACGATACCAGTTTTGCTCTTAACTAAACCAGCCTCACCAGTGTTGTTGTAAAGTGTGAACTCTGCAACTTGGCGTAAGTCAGCAAGACCATAACCGTTAACAACAAGTACACGATTTTCCATAGGAACATTACTTGCGTCTAGGTAAGAAGCAGCTTTGACGATATCAGCAAAAGCAATAGTAGTATTAGTGTTACCAGTTACTGCTACACTGTGGCTGAAACCAGTCGAACCATCAGTAGCTTTACGGCGAATTTCCTCATCCTTAGCTCGGTCAAGGAATCGTCCAAGTCGGCTAACGTAAGGTGAGCGTAGTTCATAAGCTGATTGAGCAGCTGCAACATCTTGAACACCTAGAGCCTTTCGGATATAGCGGTCGATGTATAATTCCATCAACGTAGCATCAAGAGCGTCAATAGTCGAAGCACTTGTTACACTTGAGTTAGTTGAAGTGTCATCAGTAATTTCCGATAGGAATGGAATGTGAAGAGTATCACCTTTAGTTTTAATTTCTGAACTGTATCGTCCATCAATCAAAGCCCAAAGTACAAGGTTGTCAACACGATTATCAGCGATTTCTTTAGCCCAGATTTCTGGTACTAGTCGGTCAGTGTGAGCTGCGTCAGCTGCAGAACCTTGACCAATGGTTGGGGTTACATAATTTGGCATTTTTATGTTTCTTTCTTTTTATTGTTTTTTATTTACTTATTCTACTGTTTGTAGAATGCGTCTACTAATGCACGATGTTCAGGGTTTTTAGAGTTATACTCATTCCTAATCCATTCGGCAGTTACTTTAATAGTTGTTGCAGGTCCACTTTGAGTGGCGTGAGCTTGTGGAGCACCACCTGCGATTTGACGATTAATAGATTCCCTTTCCTCTCGGCGAATTGCCTCGACATCAACGTTTCCATTATTGTTAGCACCATTCTTTAGTTGCGCAAAGCCGTATAGTGTATCTAGGTCACGAGATAACTGAAATGCATAATTTTTTGCAGCTTCTTGAGCCTTTTCAAGACCCATTGAAGATACAAGTTCTGCTTCCATATTAGCCTGTTTCTCGTTAAGTATTTCAATCATTACTGGCTCTAGTGACTTATCATGATTTTGGTTAGACCAAAATTTATCGACTTTACGGTCATATTTAAGTTGTGCAACTTCTGCTTGTAAGCTTCCGTCACCTAGAGACTCTGTTGCGTCTACTATACTTTTACTAGGCTTACTACTACGTGCTGCTTTTTGGTTGTCATGTGCTACTTTAAGTAATCGTTTGATATCATCGCTTGCTGTTTCAAGTTCAAAGCCTTGAGACTTAGCGAATTTAGCAAGACCGTCATCAGTGTTTGATTCACCGCCTGTTTGTTGTGTTTGTTTTTGTTCTTGGTTGGCGGTGTCGTCTGATACTGACTCCTGTGATTGCTCACGAGAGTTAGCGTCCTGATTCGATTGTTCCGCCGATTGTAGTTGTACTTCTGTATTTCCAGTAGGCTCATTTGAGGCTGGCAGTTGTTCAACGCCCTCGGTAGGGGAATTATTCATCTAGGATACTCCTGTTTTAAAAATCTATTATTTATTTT